CATCAACGCATACTGCTTCGCCAATGCCGTTCTGGACGAGGACCACCTCGAGAACAAGAAACCCATCAAGCGCAGTCTCAATCAGAAGATAGACGGTGTGATCACGATGCTGATGTGCATGCGTCTTTTCATCGATTTCGAGCAGTAGCGCACTCGAGCAGTAGCGCACTCGGGTGGTACCACTTGACGCGTATCGTGCGTTAAGTAGAATGGCCAATATAATCACCCGACTTTTCGGACGGTCTGCCCAGCGGGAGACCGCGCCTGCTGCATCCCAGGGGGGCAGCAGCGAGCAGGCATCTCCGGCCCGTCTCGGTCGGTACAACGCGCCTTACCTCTTCGGAGCGACGCCTCTCCAGATAGCCACCGTATATGCGTGCATTAATATTATCGCTAACTCCGTGGCGAGGCTTCCTCTGATGTACCTGCGCAGGCAGGGAGGAATATTCATTCCTGTGGCAGACTCGGAACTCGACTACCTTCTCAACATCGAGCCGAACCCCGACTACAACGCCTTCGACTTCAAGGCTCAGGCGATCCGTCAGATACTCATCACGGGCAACGCCTACATCGTGCCTGTGAAGGGCGAGGGTATACCTTCCGAGCCCATAGCGTTCATACTCTGCAACTCCGGCTCCGTGGCTTATGACAGCCTCAACCAGGTATATGACATCTACGACCCCGACAACGGTATCAGCGGCACCTACAGGGAGGATCAGGTCATCCATCTGAAGGGTATGTCCGTTGACGGCAAGAACGGCGTGTCAGTGCTGTCCTATGCCCGTCTCACGACAGACATCAGCTCCGTGGGTGACAACGAGACCCTCAACCGCTTCGCCAACGGGGGCAATATCCGTGGTATCATCAGCAACGACACTTCGGTCAGAGGCTTCGGTGAGTATGCCGATGCGGAGTTGAAGAAGACCGCTGAGAACATCGACGACCGCTTCCGCGCGGGCGAGCGCATCGTGAACCTTCCCGGACAGGCCCAGTTCAGTCAGTTGTCCCTGTCCTCAGTGGACATGGAGTTCCTCGCATCGCGCAAGTTCTCTGTACGTGAGATATGCCGCTTCTTCGGAGTGCCTCCAACCTTCGTCTTCGACGATACAAGCAACAACTACAAGAGCGTCGAGATGGCCAACATCTCCTTCCTCTCGCAGACCCTTGACCCGTATCTCGTCAGGATCGAGCAGGAGTACAGGCGCAAGCTCTGCACAACCGCCCAGTGGCGACGCTTCAAGTTCGAGTTCGACCGGCGCGGCCTCTATGCCATGGACCTGACAAGTCTCGCAGACTATCAGGCCAAGACCATCCAGAACGGAACATACACCATCAACGAGTGGCGCAAGTACGACAACAAGCCCGACGTCCCCGGGGGCGACAGCATCCTCGTGAGCGCCAACCTCAAGGGCCTCGGGCAGCTGCTTAACGAATCAACACCCAGTAACAATGAATAAGACAGACATTATCCAGCGCACCATGCGCACGGTGGGCGAGCTGCACATCCGCGAGGCCGGCGAAGGGGAAGCCCCTTCACGCGCAATCGAAGGGTATGCGATCGTTTTCAACCAGCCGTCCGTCGTCATGTACGAGGACGAGGAGTGCGAGATCCGCGAGGTCATAGCACCGGAAGCCGTCACCAGGGAGCTCCTGGACGGCTGCGACATAAAGCTCACTATGTTCCATGACCGCCAGCTCATACTTGGCAGGTCCAGGAACGGGGAGGGGACTCTCTCCTACGAGGTGGACGACAAGGGTGTCAAGTTCCAGTGCGAGATGCCCAACACGGCAGACGGTGACAAGGCCCTCGAGCTCGTGAAGCGCGGTGATCTGAGCGGATGCTCCTTCGCCTTCTCGACCCGGTACTACGACAACAGCTGCGTCACCCACGAGTGCAAGAAGAAGGACAACCGCACCGTCGAGACCTACACCGTCCGCGTGATGACGGGCATCTATGACTTCACTATTGCCGCTGATCCGACATACGAACAGACATCCGTTGAGGCCCGCGAGTTCGGCAAGTCCCTGAAGACTGTCGAAGCTCCGGAGCCAGAAGAGAATAACTATCGCGAGCAAGTCGCCGCTATGCGCAGAACTGCTCGGCAGTTTAATGTTTAACCAAAAAAAAGTTCGCAAATGAAAAAGAACGAAATTAATCTCCGCAGCCTCTGCGACAAGTACCAGAGCAACTGCGACCGCATCAACGCCATCGCTGATGCATGCGAGCAGGAAAAGCGTGAGCGCACCGAGGCTGAGAATGCAGAGTATCAGACTCTCGCCCGCGAGAACCAGCTCATCGAGATGCGCATGAAAGCCGCATCCGACAACTATCAGGGCAACGCCGTTGTTGACGCTTCCAAACTCCTCCGCGAGAACGTGGCCGTGGGTCGTCAGACCGAGATCCGCTTTTTCCGCAGCGCCATGGTCGTGTCCGACGCCACCAGCGGTGGTATCATCCCCGTCCGTATCCAGGACTTCGTGAAGCCCCTCGAGGAGGGAACCATCTACGACAAGGTGGGTCTTCCTTTCCGCACCGGTCTGGCCGGTGACTTCGTATGGCCCCTCTACGAGGCTGTCGAGGCATCCATCATCGGTGAAGGTGTTGCATTGAGCGATACCAAGATCAACCTCAACAAGCTTACTCCTTCGCCGGAGCGAATGGGTATCGCCATCGCTGTATCCAAGGAGGCCATCAACCAGACCGAAGGCGTCATCGAGAACCTCGTGAAGGTTGTCATGCCCGACGCTGTGAAGGCCCTCATCGACAAGATCCTCATGAGCACGACCAAGGTCAACGACACCACCTCACTCGAGGGACCCATGGTGAACGCTGCCTCTCATGCCGTAGCTCTGTCAAGCACTCCTACCTTCGCCGAGCTCAACGGCCTGAAGGCATCCCTCCTCCAGCAGGGTGTGGAAGGCTCAGCAATGTGCTGGGTGATGAGCAAGGCACAGGAAGCCATCCTCGAAGGGGTCCCCATCAACTCCAACGGTATCTACCGCCCCATTGCGGAGAACCACATGATGTGCGGTCTTCCCATCTTCACCAGCAACCATCTGGCCAAGAAGACCGTCGTGTACTACAAGTACACCGCCGCCCAGGGAAGCACCCCCGGCACATGGGGTAGCCCTTACACTCTCCAGGACGGTGACGTCATCACCTACACCGTTGCCGGTGACTCAGCCGCCCACGCTCTCGCGAAGGTCAGCTCACCCGAAGGCAGCAAGATTGCCAAGGTCACTGTCATCGAGGAGTACATCGGTATCGGCGACTGGCGCTACCAGCCTGCCGGGCTCTTCGGCAACATCAGCCTTGTCGTGGATCCTTACTCACAGGCCCGCAAGAACTGCGTGGACTTCGTCCTCAACACTGACTTCGCTACCAAGACCCTCAAGGTCAACGCCTTCGCAGCAGGCAAGGTAGCTGTGGCTTCTGACTAATCAGTAGAATCGAATCGTTATGGCAATGGATCTGGACATGCTCAAGAAACAGGTCAACGTCGACTTCGACGCTGACGATGAATACCTCCTCCAGCTGCTGGGCAGCGCGCAGGATGCGGTTCTGAACATGACAAACCGCACCTCTGCCGAGCTCATCACGTTGGGCGGGGGAGTGTGGCCGAATCCGTTGCAGCACGCAGTATTGATGCTGGCTTCCCACTGGTACAATCAGCGGGAAGCCGTGGCATCAGTATCCTCGCAGGAAGTGCCATACGGCATTTCTTTCCTTGTGAAACCCTACAGAAAACTTGTATGATAGCAGGAAGACTTACAGAGACTATATTGCTCCAGGAGATAGCCACCGTGGTCGGAGACTTCGGCGAGCACAAGACCATCTACTACAACCGCGACACGGTGCGTGCCGAGGCGAAGTGGAGAAGCGGCAACCTGTCCAACGAGGCCTCGGAGGTCTTCGACGCGGCAGGTATCGAGTTCCTCATCTATGACGCCTATCAGGTGGCGCCGCGCTGGCGTGTCAGATACGCCGGCGAGACCTACACCGTCACGGCGGTCCAGAGGATGAGGAAGAAGAACCTGAAGCGGCTGATCTGCGAGAAGGTGAACGAGTAATGGCAGGCTTCCAGTACCACTACGACGACAGCCAGCTGCAGCAGCTGTTCGAGCAGTTGGAACTGAAGCAGCAGGCGAAAGTTCTCAGAGGTGGTTTTCGCAGGGCCGCTGCCAAGTTCCGGAAGGCGGCTATAGGGAACCTCCGAAGTAGTATAAGAACGGACTCAGACCTCGAGAAAGGTGTTCGGGCAATAGTGTTCAAGCAACAGCTGGGTTTCCGTGTGACGGTAGGTACATCGGGTAAGAAGGGCTACCATCTCAACCGATTCGGGCTACTGAAGCCGGTGCTCTTATGGGCCGAGGATGGAACAGCGAATAGGTGGACCAAGAGCAACGGAGGGAAGCATAGCCGGATGTTCTGCAAGAGAAAAAGGAAATCTCATGCTACTGGCAAGATGAGCGCATACATGTTCATGCAGAAGACCAAGGAGCAGGAGGCGGGCAACATAACAACCAATCTGCATATATCAATTAGACAAAGCGTAGAAAGTGCAGCGAAGCGCTGCGGGTGCAAGATATGACTTCATTAAGTGCAGGATTACTCATCAGGGACCTCCTCGTCAACGACGCGGGGGTCGCAGCCATCACGGACAAGATCTTCCCGGTCGTGGCCGAGGATGGCGTCGCTCTCCCGTACATCTGCTATCGCCGCGGCGCCTTTGACGGCGCGGTGGTGAAGACCCCCGGGGCAGCCGACACCTGTACGGTTGAGGTCATGTGCTATGCCGCCACCTATGCCGGCAGCATAGCGCTTGCCGAGGCTGTGCGGGCAGCCATGGACAATGCCCAGGCTACCTACACATCCGGGGAGGACGCATCCGCTGAGACTCTCGTGGCACGCAGCATCAGGCTCGCAGACTCCGAGGAGGCGTGGGCAGATGACGCCTACGCCCAGTCAATGACATTTTTAGTAAGAATCAATTAAACAATAAACAATGGCAAGATCAGGATACATCAACGGCTCCGACATGCTGCTCTACATTGGCAGCGGGAGTTCAGCAAAGGCGATAGGTCATTGCACCTCTCACTCTTGCACTTTCTCTTCCGAAACCAAGGACCGCGCGGTGAAGCCCACGGCTGCCACCGCAGGCACAGGTGCAGGACTCTGGAAGCAGAAGTCAGTCACAGGACTCTCCATCAGCATCAGCGCTGACGGTCTCTGCTTCTACAGCGAAGGAGAGGCGGGCTTCAAGGAGTGTCTCACCAGCTGGAAGACCGGACAGGTTGTCAATGCCAAGTGCATGGCCCGTGCCGAGTCCGGCTCAGGCGGCTCCACCCCGACGGCGTACCTCGAAGGAAGCTTCATCATCACCAGCATCCAGCGCACTGACCCTGCAGGTGACGACGCAACCTACAGCATCCAGTTGGAAAATAGCGGAGAGCCCACGACGTTCGCCCCCGCACAAGCTGAAGTATAATGGCGCAGCAGCTACAAATAGAGATCAGCGGCAAGTCCTACCCGTGCAGAGTGACCATGGGCGCAATGCGCCGATATAAGTTGCTCTCCGGGCAGGAGGTCACTGACATCAGCCTGCAGAGCATGGCAAGCGTGGCCGAGCTGCTGTACTGCTGTACGGCATCGGCCTGCAACGCGGACCATGTCGAGTTCGGGCTGTCGATCGATGACTTCTGCGACGCAATCGACGCAGCCGAGTTCGAGAGACTGGCCGCCATCCTCGCGGGGGATGGTGGGGAAGAAAAAAAAAGTCAAGTCTGAAGATAGATGAGGTTCTCGGTATAGCGCTCGGCGAGCTCGGCATGAGCCTCAGCGACTTCGACGCATTGACACCCGATGAACTGACGTCTGCAATCAGATACCACCGTGAGGCCGGATCACTGAGGCTGCGCGAGGAATGGGAACAGACAAGATTGTTGGCAACCATTTTCGTGCAGCCTTTTTCGAAAAAGAAGATCACTCCCAGGAGCCTGCTCCCGTTCCCCTGGGATGACGAAGACAGGGAGAAGCACGAGGAAGCGCCGCGCTCCACACCGGAGAGGCTGAGAGCTCTCCTCGATCAAATGGACAAGACAGATGGCAAGTAATTCCACCATATCGGTAACCTTCAAGCTGGACGGTGACGCCCAGTCTTTCAAGCAGCTGGCAAAGGAGGCCGACGGCCTGAAGAAGGCCCTCAACGGCACCGCGATAGAGGCGCAGCAGCTGCCGAAAAGATTCAACTTCTCTGCGATGGCGAAGAACCTCGCGGGGGTCACGGCGGCCGCCACGGCTGTGGGCGCTGCAGTCGGCAAGTTCGCCGGTGACGCCATTAACCTCACCCAGACTTGGGGTGACAAGTGGGCCGTCGAGATGGCCGGTATGCGCAGTGCATATCAGCACCTGGTGCGCGACCTCGCCAGTGGTGAGGGATGGGGTCAGCTCATAGAGCGGATGGGTCAGGCTTCTCTTGCCGGGCGTCAGCTTGCAGCTACCCTTGACGAGCTCTTCGAACGCCGGCAGTCTCTGTCATACGAGGAGGCCACCATCAAGAAGCAGATCTCCGAGCAGCAGCTCGTCATGCGCGACTCGTCCAAGACCGATGCGGAGCGGGCGACCGCAGCGCAGAAGATCATCGAACTTAACGACCTCCTTCTCGCCCGCAAGAGAGACATAGCGAGTCAGGAAGCCAACGCTTATCGCGATAACTTCAAGGCCCAGACTCACCTTAACGACCAGCAGATCGACTACCTGCTGAGGAACTACAACCTCAACCGAGACATCATCAATCAGGCACGAGCCTATAACGATGAGCGCTCCAAGTTGCAGGCGCAGCAGAACACCCGTAATGCCAATGTCATGTTTGGCGCGATGGGCGGCGCCATGTACAGCGGAGTCAATGACCCCGCCAAGGCCATGGCCGATCTGGAGGCCAACACCTCTCAGACCATCAAGGACGTGGCGGCTCTCGTCAAGCTCTATGACCGCAGCAATGACGAGCTGGTGCAGTCCATGACGCAGGCGGAGGTCGCGGTCATCAACCTTGACACCGAAGCCAATCAGGCAAAGGTCAGGGCCACCGCCACGCTCGGCACTCTGTCCAAGGGTGTCAGGGAGGTCACGAAGGACCTCTCCTTCGCCACGGAGCAGGCAAAGCTGTTCATGGAGGCGCTCTCCGACAAGAGGGCAAGGGTGGAGATGGACAACATGATCAATGACGTCCTCAACCCCGTAAGCGGGAGGCTCAAGGAGCTGATGCCGAAGGGCGCGAGCACTGGTGTCACTCCCGGGCTCGCGAGCACGAAGAAGAGCTCAGGTCTGCCCGACGCCAAGGACATCAACTCCTCCCTGGAGGGCATCACGGCCTTGTCTGCCGCGATGAGCGCGTTGAGCGGTGTGGTGGGCAGCTCAGCCGAGTCATGGATGTCGTGGGCCAGTACGTTGCTCACCTCCGTGGCATCCATAGTTCCTGCCATCGCCACCATCACCGCCGCCCATCAGGCCGCAGCCACGGCCGCCATGGCACAGGCCGAGACCGAAGGTGCGGCCGCAGTGGCCGCCATCCCCGTAGTGGGCCCGGGCATGGCCGTAGCCGCCGCAGCGACCATAGCCGCGGCGCTCATAGCCTCCATCGCGGCCATCCCTAAGTTTGCAGACGGAGGTATCGCCTTCGGACCGACGCTCGGCCTCTTCGGTGAGTATGCCGGAGCAAGCAACAACCCGGAAGTCGTGGCGCCTCTCGACAAGCTCAGGGGCATGCTCTTCGACGGCGGGGCCGGTCTCCCGACATCCATTGAGCTGAAGGCCAAGGGCCGTGACCTCTACGCGGTCCTCAGCCTCGAGAACGATATAAGGAGGAGAAGCTGATGGCAATGTACAAGAGATACGAGGGCAAGTTCGTGAGCCGCAATGACCATGTCTGGACATGTCAGATATGGCAGGAGGCGCAGCAGGCCTACACCGTCGGGGAGCTCACCTTTCCGTATGAGTCTCCTCTTACCATCGAGTGGGCGGCCACGGCGAAGCACAGCCCCATGTGCGGCAGCACCGCCACGCTGGTGGTGGTGTCGCCTGCTGACAGGACTTACCTTGACCTGTACTCCATACGTCCGGGTCAGATACGGCTTGACGTGCTCAAGGACGGGGTGTTGTACTGGTCCGGGTGTCTGGATCCCGAGCACAGCGAGGAGCCTTACTGCACTGACAAGGACTATGAGGTATCGCTCGTGTTCAGCGACTTCGGCATCCTCAAACGGCTGAAATACAACCTCACGGGCATACGGACCATGGACGCAATATTCTCCGACATACTGACGCGCAGCAAGCTGCACGTGGCGTCCGTGGACCAGTCCCTCATATCGACATACCTCGGGGGCAACAGGATCACCACGCAGTCGCTCTCGTTCAGATCCGACAACTTCTATGACGAGGAAGGAGAGGCCATGACTCTGTATGAGGTCGCGGAAGGAATCCTGCAACCTCTTGCGCTGAAGGTCATCCAGAGGGCGGGGGTGATATACATTTTCGACCTCAACGCACTCGCGGCCGCTTCCGGGAGTGCCCAGATAGATTGGCAGTCCACCGACCAGGTGCTCGGCATGGACACCATCTACAACAACGTCAACGTGACCTTCAGCCCCTACGGCGATGCCGACCCGTTCCCGGAGTTTGAGTACACCGGAGAACACTCCACCGAGCTCATCAACCTCACTACCTCCGACCCGACCCCCACGCTCGGGGTGGAATGCTACAGTTATTACCCCAACTATGACAACGCCTCCGGGCATGTGGAGAGTGTGCAGTTCACGATCTTCTGCAATGACACGGTCAAGGGCATCGCGTCGAAGGGCTCCCAGACCAAGTGTTTCCTTATCGAGCCGGTGCTCGGAGGTAGCAGCATGGAGGGTGTGGCGCTCTTCTTCGATGCCGGCCACATGTCCAAGGCCAGCGGTCAGACGGTGCGGAAGGGCTACCCGTCCACGCCATCCGCGAGCTTCGTCATATGGACAAGCAAGCGTACCTACCTGCCGAAGCTCTCAAGCGCTGACGCGGCGAAGTACCGTCTGAGGCTGAACGTCCCGGCAATGCTCGAAGCACGATACAACCCCTTCGAGGATGCAGGCGACTACAATGAGGCTGACAACTACGGATTCTTCAAGGGCAATTTTGCTTCCTTCGCTGTTCCGGTCCTCGTGCAGATGTACGACGACTCGGGCAATGTCATCGCGCACTGGGAGAACGGCAGCGTGATCAACAGTCAGGCGACGTCTGTGGCGACGTTGGGCAACACCCTCGGCACATGGGCGGCCGGAGCCGCGTCCCTCGGTGATGCATACCTGTTCTATTACGACATGCCGGGTGGCATACCCAAGGGGATAGCGGACACCCGCCAGGCATACAATCTCCTAAAGCGCCCGACCAGATCAGCGGCGCTCGAGGCTGCCGACGCGGGGCAGTATATACC